ATATCCAACATTGTCTGCCATAAATTACTTCCTTACGACAGCGTGATGGCAGCGCCAGTAAAGTCCACGGTAAAGGTTTCGGCGTTCGCCATCGTGATGCTCGAGCCGTAGTCCCACCACCCGACGAGCGGATCGCCCGCCAAGGTGTCGTCGTACAGCACGACATACCGGAACGGGCCGACAGCACCCGAAGCCGTCATCACCAGGTCCGCTAGCACCAAGGTGTAGGTGCCGCTCGCCTGCGACGAGCTTGTGGTCGTGACGTTCCTTGAGGACAGATTGGTGTACGAAATCTGCGTGATGTCAGCCAACACGCTATTCGTCGCCACCGGGGCAGAGTTAGACAGGGCGATGACAAACTGGTCGGTGGCAAGGTTTGCCCCCTCCGGCATATTTTCAGCCCAGGCTTGGAACTTGTTGTAGGTGGCCATTAGCCGAGAAACCTCAACTTGTAGATGGTGGAAAGGTACAGCCCGACGATTTCGTCGATGATGTTCTGGATGGCCGACTCGTCCTTGTCGCAGAACTTGTAGCGGTTGGCTTCAATGTCAGCCAACGAGCTTTTCAAGAACTCCACGATGTTGCTGGCCTTGGGGACCGCGGGGACGGGGATAGCGCCCATCAGCCCGTGCCGACCCTGATAGGCCTCGGCAAACGAATCGGCCAAGTCAATCACTTTGTCGTAGAACTCGCCCAACGCCACATGCTTGGCGTAACTGCGCGTGTTCAGATGCACTGAATGGGCGACATTACGGGCAAGGAACAGATGGCCTACAAACTCTGCGGCTTTCATACCGGCCCCTCAATCGGCGGCTCCATCATCGGGGGCATCTCCTGCTCGACCATCGGCGCGACCAGATCGCCCGAGGTCAGCATCCCGCGCATCGTGCCCATCACGATGTCCTGCACCTGCTCTTCGCTCAAGCCCGCCTGCATCGCGCTGATGCGCTTGGTTTCGGCGTCAAACGCTTGGATACGCGCCTGCGCCTCCTTGATGTCCAGCTCACGCGCTTCCATTGACTGGCTGACCCTCTGCAACATGGAGTGCATCTGGTCCAGTTCCTGCGCCATCGCCTGCATCTGCATGTTCGCAGCCTGTAGCGCCGGGTCGTCCTCGTCGGTCAGCAGCTTCGGGTCAATCATCTTGCCAAGACGCTTGGCAATCTCCTGCGCCCCCGGCCAGTCCATGTTGCGCACGAAGAGGTCGCCCGCAATCTGCCACAGGTCAGGGTTCGCGGTGAGAATCTGACTCATCGCCTCCATCGCCTCCTGGCGCTTCGTCATGTACGACGGGCCAGTCGTCACGCGGACATCGTACTTGCCGACAGACGGGTTGTAGATTTTCTCTAGCACCACGCCGCGCTCATCCATGACCTTGCGCACCGGCTCCTGCTGCGTCGGGTCAATCTTGACCGTCCCGACCTCCCCGTCGATGCCGACGATGCGCGCGATACGCTGCGTGTCGTACACCTTGGGGATCAAATCAACGATCTGGCGCGTGACAGCTCGGACGAGTCTACCGATGTTGTCGATATAGTGGAACGTGCCGGTGTCGCCCTGCTTCTCACGCGCCAGAATCGCTTTTCCTGACCTCTCGTTGGAGGTAGCGCCGAGGCTAGAGTCGTACTGCCCCGTGGCGCTCTTGATGTCATCCGCAGCGCCCAACTTGGCCTGCAACAGACCGCTGGAAGCCATCGGCGGCTGCGCGCGCGCCGGGAGCGGCAACGCCGCACCCTGCCCGTCCGTCACATCCGGGTTGACCTCCAGATACGGCCAGTTGGTCGTGTTGGCGGTCTTCCACTGCTGCTCGTAGCCCTCAAACTGACCGCCGTAGCCGATGAACGGGGCTTTGGGGGCGAGAGCCAGCATCTCGGCTTCCTGCGACACCCAGTAGTTGTACATGCGCTGCGCGTCCTTCGCGTTGCGCACCAAGCCCGAGACATAGAGCCGCCCATCGACCTCAAACTCGTTGCCGATGGCCCGAACGACCGGAATCCACTTACCCGGCCACTCCTGCTCTTCCAGAATCTCGTAGCCGTTGGTCTTGACCCACTTGATACGGCAAACACTTACCTGCCGCGTGCGGACAACCGGAACCCCCAAAGAGTCCATCTGCTCGGCGTCCGGCGTACCGGCAAAAGCCGTCTGGTTGCCGGGGTACAGGTTCAGCGTCTCGTTGCTGTATTCCTTGTAGAAATACTCCGCCACGCGCACCGTATCCTTGCCGACCCACTGGCTCAAGGCCGTATCGCCCACGCCGCGGATCATCAACGACGAAATCGGCTCGGCGTTCGGGAACTCGCGCTCAAACTCCTCCTTCGTCATGTCCTGCGTGATGAAGCACCACTCCGCATCCATACCCGTGGGGTCTTGGATGTTGGGGTCCATGTACACGCTGAAGGAATTGCGCACCCGACCGATGATGATGTCCTGATCGAAGGTGTTCTCGTCGCAATACTTCGTCAGGATGCGGACATACCCCTCGCCGTACACCACCTGGTTCTCACAGGCGGTGTCATACGCCACGTCGGCGTCGGAGATGTATTCGATGTGCCGGATGATGCCGTCAAAGACCTCAGCCACGTCCACATCGGCCTTGTCGTCAACCGGGATGACCTTGCCCGCAGGGCGGTTCTGCCGCTGCTCGTTGGTCACCTGCCGCACATGCTGCGGCAGCTTGTTGATGGTCAGGCAGGGCCGAGCGTTGACCGTCTGCCCCTGCACCGAGCCGCGAGTCGCCAGCACATCCTGCGGTCACTGCCACTGGTTGTCCGGCGAGCCTGCCATGAAGCGCAGGTCGTCCAGCTCGTCCTCGCGGCTGTCCGAGTAGGCCGAGATGGCCATAGTCATGCGCGACCGAGCGGTCGCCAGCACGTCCTCTTCCTTGCGCCCCTTGGACGGGGGGTTGCCCGCCCGCGCCGCCGCCCGCATACCGACCGGATCGCGCGCCATCAGGCACCCATCCAACTAGCCGAGAGGCCGGACGCACCCTCGCGCACCGTCACCCGGCGGTCCTTGGGCCGGTACTCCCGCCCCGCGACCTTGTAGGCGAACGTGACGGCCAGCGCATCAGCCGAATCCGGCGATGCCAGCCCACGCGCTTTCATGTCCTTCTTGCTTTCCAACAGAATCGCTCCCGCGGAGTTGAACTTCTGGTGCGGCCCCACAAGGTCGGCCTTGAGCATCCGGTCCTGTGGCACATGCGCCACACGCAGCCATTCTCTCATGTCCGCCCACATTTCGGAACGCTTGTTCTGCCAAGCGGCGGGGTTGCGCGACTTCCACCCGAAGTTGACGCCACGAACCTTGTACCGCTGCTCCTTGAGCCTGTCAAGGATGCCGTAGCCCAAGCCGCCCTCGTCTATGACCGTCAGCGCCGGTTGGTACTGCTCAATCGCGTCGATGACCCGCCCGACCGTTTCCATCGTGTCCTCACCGCGGTAGCGGTGCAGGGCCACCAGGTCGCGCCCGCGGCGTACCGCGAGGACCGTAGCGTCCGATCCGGTGCGCGCCGGGTCTACACCCAGTACGACCGGAGAGTCCGTATCCTTGTACGCAGACCGTCCAGCAGCCTCGTCCACCAGCCGAGGGCTGATGAACTGATCGTCGCTGTCGGAGGGGAACTCTCCATAGACTTCCACTCGGGCTTGGGGGCTGTCGGGTCCGTATTCCGCGACGATTTGCTCGTAGACGGCTTTGTCCGTGTCCTCGACGGTGCGCGCGTCGATGTTTTGCGTGCGCCAGAAGTCCCTTTTCGCGTTGAAACACTCATAGAAGTAGCCCTCGTTGCGTCGTGGGTTGGAAAACGCCATCCAGAAGCGATTGGGCGTGTTTTCGGTGAAAAATCCCGCCGTCACCGCCCAAATCGAGTCAGGAATACCGCTTGCTTCGTCGAAAATGACCAAAACACCGTCGAAATTGTGCACACCGGCGTAGGCATCCGGGTTTTCCTCGCTCCAGAGCCGTCCCTCAACGCTCCAGTAGCGCGTGCCCTTCTTCAAATCGCGCTCGACAAGCTCGGATATCCACTTGGCGGGCATCACCCGGGTGGCCGATACCTCAAACCAGTGGCTGTTGATGATGAGCGCAAGCCACTTGGTGACTTCTGCCCAAGTGATCGACCGCAACTGCGACTCGCTGTTGGCCGATACGATGGTCGTGGAGCCTATCCGCGTCGTCAGCATCAACAAGATGAGCCAACTGACCAGCGCCGACTTGCCGATACCGCGACCCGAGGCCGTGGCCATGCGCAAGACCTCGTAGCTGGTGGCATCCCTGTTGCGGGCGATGTGGTCGCGTATCTCCCGCAGCACCTTGCGCTGCCACCGTCGCGGCCCCTTGAAGTTCGCAAGCGGCGTGTCCTTCTGCCCCCACGGAAAAGCGAACAGCACGAAGGCTTCCGGGTCGTCCTTGATGGCGGGCGACCACAGCCGCGACATCAGTTCCTCTTCCCCCTCAGCCGTGTAGATTGGCGTCTGCATGTGCCTCCAAGATTAACGGCTGCGTGCTGGCGGGCGTGTGGCCTAGTGCAGCCCGTTCGTCCGACACCACGCGGCCCTCGATGACGCGAGACTGCGCCTCCCGCAGCGCAGCCGTGATGCTGATCTGCTGCTGCACATCCACCTGGACCTGCTGCTTGGCCACCCACCCATGAGCATGTTGCAGGATGGCCAACGCCGCCTTGGCATCACCATTCTGCGCCGCCTTACGCAGTAGCTGCGCGGACTCCAACTCCCCATCCGCACGCCCCTTGCCCTCGGCTAACGCCGCAACCGGGTCCATCTGACACAAGCGCCGGTACTCCACAGGCAACATGCCCGCAGCATACGCCAACGCATCACCCTTCAAACCAACCAACGCCGCATCGTAAATGGCCTGCAACCGCGCCTCTGTGGCTTTCAGCTGCCTCGGCTCATACGGCAACGACTTGAACATCCAAACCTCCAAATCGCGGGTGCAGGCTCATCCTGCCGGTCGGCGGCGATCCCCAACTACCGTGGGGCCTGTGTGCCAAGTCGGACGCCCGCCACCGAATGATGGGAGGGAGGGCATCACCCCGTGACCCGCTTGATCGCCTGCGTGCGCACCACGCAACAGACTCCGCACACGGAACCTACACCCACAACGCCAGGAACGCAAGGCCGTAAGGAAATGGCTTGTGACTTGGGGCTAAAAAAATTTTGCTTACGGCCCCTCCCGTCACAGTGACCGGGCGCCCCTCAGGCCCTACCCCCCGGCCTGTTGCAGAAAGGCAACAGCCTGTAGCCTGGACGCAACAGCCGCCAGTTTGTGGCTGGGGCGCAACAAGATATGTTATAGCCTAACGCTGTTGCCTGGTAGCAACATGTTGCATGGCAACATCATGGGCCATTTAGGTATGGCTAACGCGAGCGACTGATGGACATAGGTCATTTAGGTCATGCAAGATGGAAGGTTGAGGACCGCCATTGACGGCATAGCCTAGATGACCTATGCCATGAGCTTTTGGCGATCCGGCATAGACCAACGGCACGGGGTATAGGTCAAATAGGCCATTTAGACCATGCGGTTTTTGTCGCTGCCGCTCCACGGCGGGGCGTGGGGCGCA